GTGAATGCACGATCGGTCAATGGCTCACACATGAATATAACGTGGCGATCCCCGATAAGATCGATGTCACACGGGACGATTACAGATCCACATTGATCCTCTTTGCGAATTACCACCATGCCTGTGTCAGTGTCATGGTGGAGGATTATGACGAAGATGGTCACACGCGGGTGCATGTCCAAGAAGGCTTCGCAAGGACCATGGCATCCAAGCGGGGCGGTAGCACCTCGACTAGCTACAGGGAGGGGCTATCACGTGCACGCCTGAAAGTGTCAGGGTGCTGGGCGCCGACCGTAGCAGGGCGTATGACCCGGGTGCACCCTCTGCCATCGCTACGCCACACCAAACCTAAGTTACTGGAATTCATGTGCCATGTACACGTTGCGGATGGGCACATAGCACCTATGGTGATCACGCCTTCAACTCACTGGGGAATACAACCCACTCGGATCGACAAATTGTGGGCGAGTAGGGACGTCAAGCGAGGCCTAGACGGTTTTGTGTTACTCGAACGACAATTGTACATGCCCGGCGCGATCATCGGGAAGCTCAGTGCATCAGAAGCGCCAGTGACTAAGGGCGCTTGCCTCCCTGGCTTCCCAGACGTCACACGGCGTGGCTGGGCGGCAATATGCTATGCCAAGCGAGGCCTGTTGGTGCACAGTGCAGGACCACGCATTCAATGCCAGATGAGGCACCGGCACAGCGGCACGCGTCACTCCAACGAAGAGAATAACTGCAACTTGTGTGGTAGCTATATGCGGTTGGCGAACGGTTGTGACGGGCTCGTGGTAGTGACAGCGGATGGTGATCTAGGCACCGTCGCCTGTATAACGCCTAGTTTCGCATCCAACATACACCGGGTTGTGAAACACGGCGTCCGCACAGTCGTGGAATATGATAGAGGTGGGCATATAGACACGTACCAGGCTGATGCCACAATGGTCCGTGGGGCGACCATACGTGTGCGGCGACCCTTCTATGGCCGTGGAAACATGCCTGCTTCGGCGGGGGTACGCCGCGCCCGTGCGACAATCAAATCAAGCCTAGACACAAGAACTTCAGTGTCTAGCATGAGCGGTTTCAGTGATATAACTTAATCACCTGCCCCTGGCCGGGCACGCTCATAACAAAGAAGGCGGGTTAGTGACAGAACCCCCGCCTGTAGGTTTCGGC